GTTGATTGTGTGGTATTTGCATTTGATGCAAGTTATAACCCGCCGTTAGAAAACAACAAAATGGATGTGTTCTTGTGTAATGATGGTACTATTGTACGTAACATTACAGTACAGCAGCAAGGCGGCTTTATGATGGTACTTGACCCAGAAGGTCAAATCCTAACAAGATCACCTTACTGTCAGACAGGTTCAAGTTTCTCACAATCAAAAGTCACAGAGCGTAGTTTTGCTGGTGGACAGTTTGTAGACGGGTATGCAGGTAATATGCCTGTAACTATTACAAGCATAGTTGATCCGTTTACACTTGATGTAGAATCGCCGACAGGACAAGGTTTGTTTGTACGCAGACCGCCTACTCCATTCCCGTTCTGGGTTGGCGGTTCTAGATACCAAGTTAACACCATTACAAACTATGATCAAACTACAGGTACAGCAAGACTTATTCTTGATGAAACAAGTAATGCATCAGGTAGTGTAACAAGAAATATTACAAACATTACTAATGCAAACCCAGCAGTAGTTACAACCGGTGACGTACACGGATTTACAACAGGCGACACTGTAACTATTACTAGTGTTAGCGGCATGACAGAACTTAATGGTAGAACATTTACTGTTACAGTTATAGATACTCTTAACTTCTCGCTAGACAGCGAAGATAGCACACTGTACAACACTTACAGCAGTGGCGGGTTTGCCGAAACAGTTGCAGCAGGTGGCGGCTGGAGTTCAGGCACAGGCACACCGTCAGATGATCCGGTAACCGATGGATTTAATAGAACAGGTGATATCTTTATACAGAGTGGTGGTAACCGCTCGATGCTTGCAAACGACTTTACACAAGTTAACGATTTAGGCTTTGGTACCATTTGTATCAACAACGCACTAGCAGAACTTGTTAGTATGTTTACATACTACTGTCACACAGGTTACCTAGCAGGATCAGGTTCACAGATTCGTAGTATTGCTGGTAACAACAGTTATGGTTTCTACGGTCTAGTTGCAGAAGGTTCGGATCCAGATGAACGTAGCACAGATGTTACACTAAATGCTAAAATGGCATTTGCTGGTAAAGCATGGCAAGCAAGTCACAGACTAACATTTGCTAGTGCTGTACCTGCAGGTGCAAATATCGGAGATGAAATAACTCAAGCAACAACAGGTGCAACAGGTACTATTAGTTTTAAATCAGAAGGTGATACTGTTGTATACTTAACCGATGTTACTGGTACATTTGATACTAGTAATGCAGTGACCGCAGATGGCGGTGCAACAGCATTAGGTACTCCGAGTGCATTTGAAACATTGAGCACTAGTGCAGATGTAGCAGACTTGTTCTTATACGCATACGATCTTGATGGATTACCAAACAACGTATCAGAAGTTGAAATACTACATGACACAGGCTTGTATCAACCATATGAACTAACCAATGCTTCACTGGCAAAACTTGGAGGTAAAAACTTTATCTTCAATAGCTATGAAATTGGTGATGCTGTAGCATTTAAATCAACTTCAGGCGGTGGTACTGGTCTTATTGTAACAGTTGCTAAAAACAGAACAGATGGTTACGTAATTGTAGACTTTGAAGGTGGTACTAGCTATACAACATCTAGTACAGTTACTATTAGTGGTGCTGATTTAGGTGGTGCAGATGGAGGTAACGACCTGACTATAGCAGTTGATGCAGTGAGTTCAGGTGTTCCAACAGAACTAAGCATCAGTGGTACTCCAACAGCAGCGTATGATGACAGTACTCCTGTACTAAACGGACAAGTTTGGAGATTTAACTTTGGTACTGGTATCGAAGGCACAGCAGAAAATGGCTTGCAAGAAGTAACATTGCATGATACTCCGTTGGTAATTAGACACAAACAAAACTTTGTATTTGATGGTGTTACAAGTTTGCCAACTCGTCCAAGTACAGCAGTTGAGTTTGTAGACGACACAGATGAATTTACATATAGAACTATCGGCTTTACAACAACAATCACAGATGGATATGCAGTAGCCAATAATCAAAGTGTTATTACATTTGATGCTAACTTCCGTTATGTTGATATGCTAGTTGAACAAGATATTGTTGATGCTGCTATTACAGAAACACTAGTAAGTGTAACTTCCCCAACAACACCACGTATTGATGTTAACCCAGGGTTTACCGATATTATCACAGCTGGTACACCAAGTGCAAAAACACTAGGATACACTCTTGGAGATAGATTTATTGCAATAAGCAAACTTGATGCAACAGACAGAGCTCGTGTAGAAGGTGCCGAAATGGTATTTACATGGGGTGGTAAAACTCATTTAATCACAGGTTACTCGGAATACACATATTATCCAGCAGCAGGTGCAGACATTGAGTTTGGTGTAATTGAAATTGCTGATATTGCAGGCACAGATGTTAACTATCCAGCAACAGCAAGTGGTATTGCAGCATCACTTGATAGTGCTCAAGGCATCAGTTTAAAAGGTGGTTTGAACTCTACAGAAGAAGCACAGATTACTGTTAACATTTCAACATGTCGTGCAACAGGACACGATATGCTTGATATCGGTACTGGTGGTTACAATAGTGCTAACTACCCAGAACGTATTTTTGGTTCACCTGTAAGTGATCCAGTAAGCACAAACGATGCTATCGACAGTACAGGTAACAGAAGTGCTGCTCAAGTACAAGAACGTACAAGAGGGCGTGTGTTTACTGTTATGACAGACCAAGACGGTTTCTTCCGTGTAGGTAGATTCTTTACAGTTGACCAAGGTACAGGTAGTGTTACATTTAACGCTGCACTTGTTCTTACAAACATTGACGGTATTGGTTTCAAACGTGGTGTGCGTGTTAACGAGTTTTCAAACGATGACACCTTCTCAGATCCAAAAGGTGATGCAGTACCAACACAAACAGCAGTGGACAATTATCTTGCTTTCAGATTAGGCTTTGATAAAGATGGTCAAAGTGTTGGCGGCAGTAGAATTGGTCCAGGTGTAATGAGTTTAGGCGGTCCTGGTTCGGATCAAACACCAATGGAAGGCAACATGAACTTGAACAACTTCAAGATTCAAAACGTTGCTACTCCAACATCAGGACTAGAAGCTGCAAACAAAAACTATGTCGATACACAAGTTCAAGCATATGACGAACTGAGCGAGTTGTTAGATACTGCTATATCGGTCAGTTTAGCAACCAGTGACATACTGATTTGGAATGGTACTACGTGGGAAGATGGCACTATTAGTGGAGATGTTACATTAACTAGATCAAGTGCTAACACTATTACAAGTGCTATTACAGCAGGTTCTATTGTTAACGGTGATGTAAATTCGAGTGCTGCTATCGATCAAAGTAAACTTGCAATGAACGCAGCAACAACTAGAGCAAACGCAACAGGTATTACTCAAGCAGATCTTGGACTTGCAAGTTTTGATAGTGCTAACTTTGAAATCACAGACGGATGGGTTGGCATTAAAGCACAAGGTGTAAGTGCAACAGAACTTAACAATACACTAGATCTAAGTGGCAAAACTGTAACACTAGGCAACGGTGAAATTAGCAATGCCGAACTTGCTAATAGTAGTATTACAATTGGTAGCACAGCAGTTTCACTAGGTGGAACTATTACTGCTCTAACAGGAATTACTACTATTAACCACACAGGTAATATTACTGGTCCTGCAAACACAAGTGGTACTTCCGCAGGCAATAACAACGTAAGCATAGGTGGTAGCTTGAATAGATACAATACTGTTTGGGCAGAAGTATTTAATGGTACTGCTACAAATGCTCGCTACGCTGACCTTGCAGAAAACTATTTAGGTGATGCAGATTACGAACCAGGTACAGTTCTAGTATTTGGTGGTGCAGAAGAAGTTACAGTATGTGCAAGCAAAGGCGATCATAGAGTTGCTGGTGTTGTAACTACAAATCCTGCACACTTGATGAACAGTGCATTACAAGGTGATTACGTTGTAGGTGTAGCACTACAAGGGCGTGTACCGTGTAAAGTAATTGGACGAGTGCAAAAAGGCGATATGCTTGTAACCAGTGCAGTACCAGGATATGCTATAGTTAATAATAATCCTAGCATCGGTACAGTAATTGGTAAAGCAGTTACAACCAAAGACAGTGACGACAGAGGCATTGTTGAAGTAGTGGTAGGGAGAGTATAATGGCACAAAAAATAATAGAAACCGGTGCAAGTGCAAACAGCGGAGGGGGCGATCCTCTCCGCGATGCAATGATAAAAATCAACGATAATTTTACAGAAGTATATGGTAAAATAACAGCATTGGAAGATGGTAACATTACAACAAGTATTATTGGAGATGTTGTTGGTAGTGTGTTTGCTGATGATAGTACATTACTAGTAGATGCTGTTAACGGCACTATTCCTGGATATATGAAAATTAGTGACTTGCAAGCTGTAGTTGCAGCAAGTATAGATTTTACTGATTTCCAAACAAGGATTGCAGCACTTTAATGCATACGATAAATATACTAAACAATAGGACTTAGAAAATGGCAGATAGATTTCCACTAATATTAGACACAGCAGGTACAAACCAAATCAAGGAATTACCTACTGGAGACAATTTAAATTTACAAAATGGTACCATTGTTAATGTTGCAAACATTGATTTAACTGGTAATTTAACAGCAAATAATGGTACGTTTGGTGGAGATGTTATTGGTAACAGATTAGAAGTTACTACTAGTGTTACTGGAACAAATATTTATGCACTTGGAAATTTTGTCGGATTTCAAAATGCTAATATTACAGGAACGGTAGATGCTGCCAATTTTACCGTAGGCGGTGAAGCATTAAGTAGCATACAAGTACAATCAGATTGGAATGAAGCAGATACAGGTAGTGCTGCATTTATTAGAAATAAACCAAACATATCAGGTGTACAAAGCATTTATGATTTGAATGATGTTGTAGGCGATGCATTACCACAAACAGAAGGACATGTATTAACACTTGATGGTGCTGGTAACTATTACCCAGCTGCTCCTGTTGGTGGTATTGCATTAACTGATTTTAGTGTAACACAAAATCCAAAAAGCGGACAAGGTAGTTTAACTTACGATGACAGCACAGGTGAGTTTACATATACACCACCAAATGCTGTACAAGTTGGTGGCAATATCAGCGATCTAATCAACGATTCAAACTATACAACACTAGCGGCAGTTACCTCAGATGGATTTATTAAACTAACATCTCTAAGTGGCGGCAGCGGTATTTCTTATAATAACTTAACTGGTGAAATTGCATTTGACAATGGTGTATTAAACTTCATTACAATAGCAGATGCAAAAGCAGGTGTAAGTTTAGATGACGTTACCAACGTTGGCGGAACTACTATCAACAATATCAGTGTTGGTGGGTTAACATTAACCGGTGCAGGACCGCATGACTTGTCTAGTATCAGTACACTTAATATTGGTATGAGTGGAAACTTAACTAGTACAAATGGTAACATCAGTACAACAAACGGTGCTGTATCAGGTGCTACAGGTACATTAGGTGGCATGACATTTAACAACCAAGTAGTATCAGTTGCATCAGGTGGTATCGAAATCAATGCTCCTGGCAAAGTTGATATTTCTAATAGCAGTAGTTGGATTGGATTGCCATACAATATTAGTTTACCATCTACGGGTACAGCAACAGGTGATTTTGCGTTTATTGGCGATACAGCAGCAATACTGGTTCGAAACATGTCAGGTGTTGGTACAGCTGACGAATGGTTATATCTAGGCGGAACTAATGCTCCTAGAGGATTGGTTATTCCAAGATTAACTACCACACAAAGAAACGCTATAACAAATCCATATGTTGGTGAATTAATCATAAACGTATCAACTAATAAAGTACAACTTTACTACGGCGGCAGCTGGATTGATCTAAACTAATACTTCGTAATATATTATATCTGTTTATAGGATAAATATATAAAACGGAGAATAAGATGGCATTCCAAGAAATTAATGTAGGTTTAGTTGCCAACGACGGCACAGGTGATGATCTTCGCGAAGCATTTATTAAAATCAATCAAAACTTTGATTCAATTACTGCTGGAGAAATTACAGGTGCAGCAACAAATGCAGAAAACGTAGGCGAATACGGTGTTGGTGTATTCAAAGAATTAGCAGACAATACACTATCTTTTTATAAACTAGGGGTCCATCCTGATTACATGGACTCAATGAGCATTGAATATGATCCAGTACGTGATCAGTTAATGTTTTATTCAAAACAATCTCGTGTACAATATACAGACGGTGTAGGATCACTGATTGTTCCTGCAGACAAATTTACTACTATAGTAGGAACTCAAGGTGCTTACATTTCATTTCAAGCAAATCCTGAAATAGATTTATACCAAATTACAGTTGATAGTCAATTGTATAGAGAAACAGCACCAAGAATAAGTGCAACACTAGATGCACAAGGTAATGACATTGTAAATGTTGGTAATATCAATGATATCGACTTTGATGCATTAGGAAGAATATCAGGTTGGGATTTTGGTCAAATTATTGGTAATCGTACTAGTATTATTGATTGGATTGTTAATCAGAATGATGTCGACTTAGGAACATTCACTGACCCAGAAGTAGATAACATTGATTTTGGAACGTTTGTATAAGGAATAAAAATGGCATACCCGGCATGGACTGAACGTAGTGGTACACAATTAGCTTCGTTAAACGAAAGAGTTGATTATCAAATTAACTTACCAATAACAGATGATGGCGAAACTACTATTTCTGTTATTGCTGGAACAATGCCTCCTGGTCTACGTATAGAAGATTTACAGATTACCGGAGTTCCTTTTGAGGTAAACAGAACAACAGAATACGAATTTACACTAAGAGCAACAAATACAACAGGAATTACAGATAGAACTTTCACAATAGAAGTAATCGGAGCAGACGAACCTAAATGGATAACGCCTGAAGGATTACTTAATATTGGTGGTAGAGATTTAAGAAACTATTGGCTATATATCAACGGTAGTAATTTTGATATATTTGTCAGTGACGGATTACAATGGACTAGAACTTCGGTAGACATATACGAAGGTATTCCTAGTCGTTCAGAAGGCAATGATGGTGACTATGCATTTAATTTAGAAACTGGACAATACTGGTTTAAAAAGAGCGGCATCTGGTATAAAATGACCAGCAGTGCGTTGAAAGATCAACTTGGACAATCGACTACAATGATTGTAACAAATACTACTCCAAACCCATCAAAATATAACTTCTGGCTCAATACTAATAATTTGATCAACGGTTTGGATTTAGAAATTCGCAATTATGATCCTGAAAGTTTGCAGTGGATACCTCAAGAATACGATATTCAATTTACTGCTCCGCTAGATCCGCAGGATAGACAAATATGGATTCAAACATATAACAATGATTTTAAACTTAACTTTTTGATTTATATTGAAGCAGAAGGACAATGGGAATCATTATACTACGAATTTAGAAATACTGCTCCAAGTAGTCAAAGCAATGTATTTTTTATACTAGACAATGACTTTGTTGATTATCAGCTTGAAGCCAGTGATACTGATTTGATTGCAGGTGGCAAACTTGAATATTTTATTGCAGACGGAGATGGTGAATTACCTCCAGGATTAACATTAAGTAGCTCTGGCAAAATCAGTGGAATTGTTGAACCAATACTAGCACTAGACAAGTATGATGTTCCTGGATACGACAACTCAAAGTTTGATACAACACCTCTTGATTATAGAGTAGTTGACAACGATGGCTATGATAGCTATTTGTTTGATAGTCAATACTATGGTTATTATAATACAACACGTCAGCCTAAAAAATTAAACAGATACTTTAATTTTACAGTTACAGTTGCAGATGATGTAAGCGAAAGCAAAAGAGATTTTAGAATATATGTTGTTGGTGATGATTTCCTACGTGCAGATAACACAGTTATGCAAGCAGGTACAGGTATATTTACAGCAGATAATACTTATCTGAGAAAGCCTGTTTGGATAACACCAGGATATTTAGGACAACGCAGAGCAAACAATTATCAAACAGTATACTTAGATGTATATGATCCTAATACATTATTAGGCACTATTAGTTATGTATTAAAAGATGTCAACGATGATGGTACTCCAAGTGAGTTACCTCCAGGATTGGTTTTAGATAGTGTCACAGGAGAACTAGCAGGTATTATTCCTTATCAGCCAGCAGTTACAAGACGTTATAGATTTACTGTAGAAGCACTAAGAGGCGAATCAGACTTGGATATAGTCGAAGTTGCTGCAAACTTGTATGAAGATACACTTGCTGGCAAAACAACTATTAAAGTTAACAAGTTGCCTAGAGATATCAGTGACGGAATCAATGACTTAGAAGCATTAGTAAGTCAAACAGTGACCATTGAAAATGTTCCATACAAAGTTGAAAGTGTAAACGGAAACAACATAGAGTATGATACAATTACATTTGATAGACCGCTTGAAGCAACTTATCAAGCACCACCATTAACACTTATCGAAAATGTTAGTTTAAATGATTTAGAATGGTTTGTAGATTACGAAAGTTTAGCAGATCCGTATCACAGAGCATATTGGGATAGCAAAGACGTTATTTTTTCAGATTCAAACAGGTATAAGATTCAAGCAATTCAAAAATACATTGTTTGGACTATTAAAGCACAAGGTGCTGCTACATTAGAATTTAACTATGACGAAGCAGGAATAACACCTGTGCCTGGAGAAACGTTTGAAGATGCAATTGGCAGATATCTAGTTACACTATTTCCAGGATTTACAAGTTGGAGTTCATACAAAATTACGTTGTTAGATTCTCAAACTGTAGAAATAAGAGTACAAGAATCAGCAAATACACTAAACAAAAACTATATTACTCAAGCATTCCATACCAGCGACAGCAGCGAAGTATTAGCATACAAAGGTACAGTTAATAGACGTTATACAGAATGTTGGAGAGTTACTATTGATAATCCATATCAATCAACTGCAAACATTGGCAGACAATTTATTATGGCTGTGTCAAGAGGAACAGTGTTTACACAAAAACTTAGTGTCGCTAACAATGAAATTATCAGTTCTCCAAAAACATTTAGTATTGATATATTAGGTGAAGTTGAAAGTACTATAAACTGGATTACTGATCCTGTATTACCATCAATAACAGCAAACAGAACAAGTTATTTAAAGTTAGAAGCAACTAGCACACTTGAAGATAGTACATTACGTTTTGATTTGATTGGCGGCAGATTGCCAAACGGATTAACATTAAAACGTGACGGAGAAATTGTAGGTAAAGTTAATCAATTTTCAAAAGATGGTAATTTAGGATTAACCGATATTGACCAAGGTACTACTATTTGGGATAGTGGTGCAGAATATTTTGCAGGAGATGTTATAACATATGCTGATTCTCTTTACATATGTTTACAGGCACACTTGTCAAATATTTCGTTAACACCAAGCACTGCAACTGATTACTGGGAAGCGTTAACACAAGCAACGACTTTTGACGGTGGCACAACTACTATAGATAGAGCATACAAATTCAAAGTATTAGTTAGAGACAGATTTGGATACAGTGCAAGAATACGTGAATTTACATTGAATGTTGTAGATGTTGATCAAAAAGAATATACAAACGTGTATATGAAACCGTTCTTGCCTGTGAGCCAACGTCAAGTATTTGAAAACTTTATAAACGATATTGATATTTTTACCCCTAATTACATATATCGTCCATACGATGAAAACTTTGGATTACAAAAAGATTTACGTACACTAGTGTATGCAGGTATAGAACAAAAAAGTATACACGACTTTGCAGCAGCAGTTGCTAAAAATCACAAACGTAAAAAATTCCGTTTTGGTGATTTAAAAATTGCACAGGCAGTGCAGCCGGGAACTACTGATGCAATATACGAAGTTGTTTATATTGAAGTTGTTGACCCACAAGAGCCTGAAAAAGGCAAGCAAAATAAACTTGAAACAAGAATTGTAACACACGAACCTATTTTAGCTAACCAAGTTAAGATAGAAATTTTAGATGATACTACAAAGGTTGAAGTTGCTAACTCTAGTTATTCAATTGGTAGAAGAGACAACGATGCTGCACCAATACTTGAAAGCGGTGCTAAAATAAGTATTGTTACAAGAAACAATGGAACTATCAGTGTTGATACATTTGGACAAATAGAATTGCTAGACAGAAACGGAAATGTTGTTGTAGTAAGACCTGTTGCATCTAGTGGTACTTCGTCAACAACAGATCCATTTAGATTTAGACCAAACAGTAGAGTAATCACAGCAGATAGTAATGCATTGTTAGCAAGTCAAAGCAAAGATCTAGTTCGATATATAAGTAATATTTCAAACATGCGTAAACGTATATCAGAAATAGGTGCTGATGAAAGATTATTCTTACCACTGTGGATGAGAACAGCACAAGATGGTAGTATTGCTGAAATTGATTATGTTGCTGCGATACCATTGTGTTACTGTAAACCTGGAACAGCACAATTAGTAAAAGAAAACATTGAAAATAGTGAATTTAACTTTAAACAAATAAACTATGAAATTGACAGATACATTGTTGAAAGTACGGATGAAAACAATAGCGAACAATATTTGCTATTCGGAAACTATAAGTTTAACATGTAATCGAACATAAATACATATGAGATAAGGAAGCAAACATGGCTAGTAATATTATTAGTGAAACTATAGACGATCAATATCCGGTAGCAGGCGTTGACAACAACAGCCAAGGATTTCGTGATAATTTTAACATTATTAAAACAAACTTTACAGAAGCAAAAACCGAAATAGAAGATCTACAGGATAATACTGTAAGAACCGATGCTGATAGTGATATGAGCAACAACACTCTTACAAATGCTAATCTTTTAGCATATACTGTAGAAACTAATGCAAGTATTATTGGCGATGCTGATAGAACTGTTTCACATGCAACTGCAAACTATTTTAAAATTAATCTTATTGACACTAATATTACTGTTACTGTTTCTGGCTTTCCTAACATTGGTAAAAAAGGTGAAATTTATATTCACCTACAAGGCAACGGCGGCGGAGCACATGTTGTTACCTTTGCTGGTTTAAACCCTTCAAGTGCTCCAAGTAACTTGTTTACAGACGGTAATGCAGCGTGGACAGGTAGTACAGTTACAGTTTCGACAACTACATCAGATGCAGTTATTGTTAAAGCATGGACAATCAATGGCGGCGTTGATGTTTACTTAGAATACGTAGGACTATTTAGTGCAGCATGATCCATCCAGGTATAACTGACTTATCACATTTAACTGATCCACAAGTGGAAGAAAAGTTATTTCAATTAAACAGATATTACTTTATTGCAGATAACCCCGACGTAAGACAACAAATATTGTTGGCTATTGATTCTTATACTCTCGAACTTGAAGAACGTAGAGCAGCGGCTAGAAGAAAACAACAAGAAGAACAAGGCGAAAATCCGCTTGACGGATTAATTAATGTATCGTAAAATACATGTATGCTAATGAAAACAGATGACTTAGGAATACCACGATTCTCTAATCGCGATCTTATCAATATGATCTATAGTGGAAATATTGATAAATGTCACGTGGTATTATGTAACCCTACAGATGAAATAGACAAGTTTAATAGTGCTATGGAAGAACAAGGTCTTCCTAAACTACAAAAGTATATTCCACTAGATGTAGATCAAAAGACATTTGACGGTGTATGTCAAAGTGAATGGTTCATGCCTGACGAATACAAAACATTCAACCTTCATTCATTTTTAATGAGTCAATGTTCTACAAACGAACAAATACTGAGAATGAATGACGAGTTTGCAGAGTTTAAGAATAGAAATATGTTAGACTTGCTACGCTATATGGTTTATCTAGTAGACTTTATGCGTGAGAATAACATTGTATGGGGCGTAGGACGTGGATCAAGTGTAGCAAGTTATGTGCTGTATTTGATAGGTGTACATCGTATTGATAGTATTAAATACAATTTAGACTGGCGTGAATTTTTAAGAGACTAAATATCAGTAGAGTTTAGGAGATTCTAATGGCAATGAAAAACAAAGGTAGAAAAGTCTACCGCACAATGCAAGGTAAGCAAATAGACTTAGACTTGTTAATTAAACGCAACGAAATGACTCCGGCTGTAGGTAATGCTCGTGTAAACGCTCGTGGTGATGAACTAGGACCAGGTGGTAAGATTATCCGCAAACACGAAGAAGTTGTAAGAGAGTATTATAATTCACGTCCGGTAGTAGACGAACCAACTAAAAAAAGAGAAGTTAACAAAACAGAGTTAAGTTCTGCTGAAGCTAAATCATTAGCAGAATTTGATGAGGAACCTGTTCCTCCAAAAAAGACTACTCGTACAGCAACTAAAACTGCTGAATCAAAATGGGTAGAAGATGAAGACGGTAACTTTATACAAAAAGGTGAATAATGGCAATCAATCTTAATACAATTCAAGGTGATTTAAAACCGATACGCAATCGTGTTATTGTAAGTAATATGTATTTTGGTGAACAAAAAACAAAATCAGGTTTGATATTACGTGATGACAACGGATCTACTAGAGGTATCTATCCACGTTGGGGTCAAGTTTATGCAAAAGGACCAGAAAACACAGATGAATATCAAATTGGCGATTGGATTCTAGTAGAACACGGTCGTTGGACCCGCGGCGTTAATGTTGAAAATGATAAAGGTAATTTTGAATTACGCATGGTTGAAACAGAAAGCATTTTAGCTTGGAGTAACGAAAAACCAGATGATGTCCAAATCGGTGGCGAATACGGTGACGGTGATCACGCAACTGTAAATCCAGATGCATTTATGTCACCACAATATTAAGAGGAAAAAATGAATCCATTTAAAGATATTGACACGTTTGCAACAGCGTGTGATCAGGCACCTAGCATCGAAAACTATGCTATGTATCTTGATTTAATTACAGAAGAGTACAACGAACTACGTGATGCTATTGTAGCAAACGATCGTGTAGAACAACTTGATGCACTTGTTGACATCTTGGTTGTAACTATGGGTGCTATTCGAGCAGGCGGCTTTGACGGAGAAGGTGCATGGACAGAAGTAATGCGAACAAACTTTGCAAAGATCGATCCAGAGACAGGCAAAGTACGCAAGAGAGAAGACGGCAAGGTGTTGAAGCCAGAAGGCTGGAAGCCACCGGAACTAGCACCATTTGTTGGTCAGAACTAAAATTTCCTCCAATTAATCTTTGGAATGCTCCTAAATTAGGTTGACACGGGCTACGGCCCGTGTTATATTATATACATGAAGCAAGGAACATTGTGTTCCAAGCAGTCTTATAGTAAGATGGAGTATATAATGGCTAAAAGACTTACCCGCAAACTGACTGATGTAATCGCAGAAGTTAAGATCACTCTCGCAGCAGAGTACGGAATTACCCAAGAACAACTAGACGCATTACGAGCACGAGTAGATGCTAACGGACACAAGTTTCCAGTTGGCAGTATGATGCTTCCAATTGATCTACTGTGGATTGATTATGAAGTACAACGTGATGTAATCATCAAACACATTATCAGCATTATCAAACGCTACGATCCACGTCTGTGTTCGCCAGCAAGTGCGTGTACAGATGTATTTGACATTGATAACCAAAAGTCTCCTATCATGACTTTTGACGGTCAGCACCGTACTATTGCAACAGCAGTACTAGGCTTTACACATATTCCTTGTATTGTAGTCGAAACAGACGATATCCAATTCCCAAGTTATGCTTTTGAAGAGTGCAACATGAGCACCAAGAAACTTGGACCACAAGACATTCACCGTAACCGACTAACACGTTACAAACTAGGTAGCCGTGAACAGAAAAACGTAATTGCTCGTACACTGCAAGATCAGTTTGATAAAACTGGTGTTGACTTGGAGGACAAAGGCACACGTAAATCACCAGGCATGCGTGGAGATAATGACTACTTCTTTAGTCACTTCAAGTATGCAGAAAAGGTAATTGAAGCAGACAACAGTGGCAAATTGATTTACAACATTTTGCAAACTATTGTAAGTGTATTTCCACTGCAAGAAGAAGTTGATCAAGGTGTGTTTATCGGCTTGTATGAACTAGCACGACTAGATCAGAATCATCGTGAACTGCCAGACTACTGGATGGAAGATGTACTGCGTAGTGTTAAGAAATCGTTTAACAGTACTGCAACAGTACACAGCAAAGCAAAACGTCAATGGGAACATGTCAACCCAGGTGCAACTTGGAGTGCTCCAAGTGCTATGGCAAACTTCTTGCGTGAAGTGTACATGCTGAACGGCGGCAAGATTAACCTACCGTATCACGGAGAAGGTGCTAAGATGCAAGTTGCAACTAACCCAGTACTTGGACTGTTTCCTAAAACACTTGAGGCAGCATAATGTTACGTGAAGCATTAAAAAACTTTAACGCTCCTGTGTATGTTAGAACAAAGCGTAGCACAGAATCATATGCGGCAACAGCCGCATATGTTACAGCAAATTTAGAACGTCTTGTTGAACTGTATCGCAACACAAAAAACGATGAACAAACATACAGATTGATCCGTGATGACATTGACAATGCACTTCGCCGCTACCATCAGTACTGCATCAAAGAAAACATTGGTGCTCACTACATTGAACGTGGACTAGAAGGCAATGGTATATTTGAACACATGGTTCCAGCAAGCACTATTCGAGACTTGCTGATTGCACAAGTGATTACACCCAAGCAAGCATGTAACATGCCTACTTGTAAGTTGAGCAAAGAGCGTGATGACAAGTTGCGTGAAGCAGGTTGGGCAAGCAAGACACCTGATATCTACAACTTTTGGAAACGTTATGAGTACAGTTTTGAAACAAAAGACTTGTTCGAAACGTATGATGGTGTTAATGTTAATACAGCAATGACACTAGACGAACACTTTGAAAGGTTTTTAAATGATTGATATAGACATGCTAAAAGCACAAGTATACTTTGGACTTAAACATAATAGTTTAAGTGCAGAGAATTGGGAACAGGTTATTTGTGCAGCAATGGGTGCAACTTGGATTGAAGGTGACAAGTACCTAGCAGATGGTGTACTTGACAATCATATTCTTAATATTAAAACATTAGGATTTAAACCTTCAATTAAAAAGAAAGTTGAAAGCAGAGATTTTTTAAGTCATCCTGTTAAAGAATTTGATCCTACAAGTCAAATGATGATTCAGCGTAGAACCAACTTGCCTGTTACATTAGATGAACAAAAGAATTCACCTTTACAAATAGGTCAAGCTACATTAATAGGGTTCGAAGAATTTGTACAAGAAAGTTATGATAAATTTCCAGGTACAAACAATGTACTTGATGTAGTTGTGAGACACGGTATTGATCGTACACAGACACGTTACCTAGTTGATGTTGACATCTTTGATCATGTATTTTATAATCCGTATGATGTACTATGGACAGAAGTATTAGGCGGATCTAAAAGTCGTCAAGCAGGCAAGCGTGTAGCAATTGAAGGACACGTAGATGGTAAAATTGTTGCAAGACGTAATGGCAGTAACAGTGGGTTGTATCAAACAAACTATCTTATCTACAAAGATTTAACAACCAGTCAACACAATTATACTGTTAGTATTCCGTTGCCGGCACCTGTTGTGTTTAACAAAGATCAGTTATTAGAGGAAATTAAACAATTGTCGTCTTGACGTAATTCAATTTTTGTAGTATTATAAACTATAACAAAGAGGTATTAAATGGCTACTCATGGCATGATCGACTTGGAAACTCTTGACGTGTTTCCTACTGCAACTGTACTGTCGCTTGGTGCAGTAAAGTTTGACCCAACCACTGATGCAGAACCGCACAGTGAACTTTATCTAAAGATTCAGATTGATGATCAAGATCGTTTGGGTCGTACCACTAGCGATAGCACTATCGAATGGTGGAGCCGTCAAGATCCTAAGATCATGGAAGAAGCCTTTGATCAAACGGGTGCTGTTACTGTAGAAGAAGCACTAGCACAACTTAACAAATGGGTTGTAGGTGTAGACGAACTGTGGGGACATGGTTATGGCTTTGACCTTACTATCATTGAAAATATGTATCGTATGCTGGGCAAACCTATTCCGTGGCAGTTTTGGCAGATTAGTGATGCTCGGACTATTACCAAGCGTATGCCCAAAGACCCACGCAAGGATATGCAAACTGATTTGCACAATGCTCTTGCTGATGCTTACTTCCAAGCAAAATCAGTACAAATTATTTTTAAACACAATGGATGGACAAAATGACTGAAGGACCTTTTAAAAATGCGTTTGACGCAGATACAGACGGTGTAGTACGCCGTGAGATTGTAACCTATCGTGTCAAGAACGGTATTATGGTAAAAGAAAGTGCAGTACGTGATTATTACAAAGACGGTGATTATCACGACAGCCAAAATGCAATGCCACTAGTAGAACGATGACAGTTGTTGATCTAAATAAGATCGGAAAGACGCCAGAAGAAAGGCGTGAGGCTATACTTTGGTTATACACAAAGTATGGTCCTACTATTAAAGGTATGTGGGAAGTTCGTGAATTGTCTGAAGTTGTCTTTACAGAAGACAAACACGCAACATTTTTTAGTTTGAGGTTTTCATGATACGTTGGTATGATTATGTAGCAGCAATCTTAATGGCAGATTTATTAATGACTGTTGCGTTTGTTGTGCCTTTTATTGGATTTGTTGTTGCATATGCAATATATGAGTTTGGCTGGGGCAGTTATTGTAACTGGAGATTAGAGCAAGAAAATGGTTAGTAATCAAGAACTAGAAACACCAATCAACAATTTTCAACAGTTGATGGCTATTACAGCAGAAGAATGTGCTGAACTGACTCAAGTGTGTATGAAACTATTACGCAAGTATGATTCGCTTGACAAAGCAGTTAAAGACAAGTATATTACAATGTTGCTTGAGGAAGCAGGCGATGTGTTGTGTATGTTAGAGTTAATGAGTGAACACGGATGTTTTACGTGGCAAGAAGCATATGCAAGAGCAGATGTTAAAAGAGAAAAACTCAAAACATGGAGTACCTTAATCAATGAAAATAGGAACCAGCCTTAGCCGTTGTGTACGAGACATCTACGAAGGCACAGTAGATATTGAAGATGTGTTGGTGATTGTTGCTCGCACAGATTTTGATCCAGAAGATGATGTTCACTGGAACGCAATCTGGAATGGATATGCCGGTGGCAATAGCGGCGGTAGTATTTGGAGTCAACCCGAATGGAGTAATATTCCAGCAGAAGATAAACAGGCAGTTCGTGACATATGTTTAGATCTATTACATAGAGGTAAACTGCATCAACCACGTCAATATGGTGCTCGTCCACAGCGTATGAATCACTACTGGTATGATGTGGTGCTGAGCGATGATGTTGTTCAAAGCAACCCAGCTGCTAAAAAGGCTTGGGATAACTATAAGATGATTGCAGGATTGTCATGAAAGTCAAAATTGGAAATTATACATCTTGGTATGGACCGTATCAGTTAGCTGAGACATTGATGTTCTGGGTGCCAAAAGAAAAAGATGAATACGGCATTCCGCACACTGCGGATCGTGTACACAAGTTTGGCGAATGGCTTGCTCACGGTAGCGTAGAGCCTGAACCAGAAGTAGGTGACATTCACAAGTGGGGAGATCGTCCCCACACTTGGTTGTATAAGTTTCTAAGTTGGATTGACAGCAAGAAGAAACGTACTATCAAAGTACACATTGATCGTTGGGATACATGGAGCATGGATAATACCCTTGCTTACATTGTATTGCCTATGCTCAAGCAGTTGAAAGAAACCAAGCACGGTGCCCCTTATGTTGATCTAAAGGATGTGCCTAAAGAGCTACAGCCCAAGAAGCAAACAAAGAAGCAAAAAGACAGCGGCGAAACTGACAGCACACACTTTGAACGTTGGGACTGGGTTCTAGACGAAATGATCTTTGCGTTTGAAACTAAAGTAGATGACGGACGCTGGGAAGAACAGTTTGAAACTGGTGAATACGATCTACAGTGGAAGAAACTAGAAGATGGCAATAGCCAAATGGTAAAAGGTCCTAATCACACTGCGGAAACTGATTGGGAAGGCAAAAAAGCATATCAGGAACGCATAAGCAACGGTTTCCGATTGTTCGGCAAATATTATGAGGCACTATGGGACTAGTAACCATCAACACCGACAATGTAGAAAACATGGATTTTGATCTAGCATGTGTTATCCTACCCATGTTAGAAAATTTTCGCAAACAAACAATTAGCTATCCATATGTGGATCCCGAAGATGTTCCTGAGCATTTACAACCTACAACTGAACGCAGCAAAGATCACAATGACGATACGCATAAACAACGTTGGCTTTGGGTGTTAGATGAAATGATTTATGCGTTTAGTAAAAAGAACTTTGAAGACGAAATTGGCAATAACTACATCCCAGGTGGCACATATTTACTAAGCGAACTAGATAGGCGTGCTAATGGATTTAGACTTTTTGGAAAATATTACGAAGGATTACAATACTAATGACAAAAGTAAACACAGTGATTGCAAGACTTGACATCAACGCTGAAGTTGTGTATACTTATGCTATTAAAGGATATGACTTTAATGTATTACAGTTTAGCCCAAAGCATACGGAGGTTAAAATAGCATGAACAAGCGTAAGGTTAGCTTGAAAGAAATCATGGAAAATGATTACAGCCCTATGATGGCAGAACTAGTTAAAAAATTCGAACAGCAATATGGAGAAGAACTTGAAAGAATTATGGGTAGAGAAGTATCGTCCGAAAACCGTTAACGGATACGTATTTAGAGACGATGCACAACGTAAACAAGTGCAAACTTGGATTAAAGACAAAACTATTCCTCATTTGCTGTTTAGTGGTAATGCAGGCATTGGTAAAACAACACTTGCTAAACTACTGTTCAACGAACTAGATGTAAATGAATTAGATATATTAGAAATTAACGCAAGTCGTACAAACAGTGTTGACGATGTACGTGATAAAATTGTATCGTTTGTACAAATGATACCCTTTGGTGACTTTAAGGTGGTACTACTAGATGAGGCAGATTACTTATCCCCGAACGCTCAAGCAGCACTTCGTGGAGTTATGGAAGAATATCATAGCACGGCCCGTTTTATACTTACTTGTAATTATCCTAACAGGATTATTCCTGCTATCCATAGCAGGTGTCAAGGTTTCCACATTGCTAAGATTGACCAAACTGAGTTCACAGCTCGGGTTGCTGAAATTCTCATTAGCGAAGGTGTTACTCCAGACTTGGATACACTTGACACATATGTAAAAGCAACTTATCCAGATTTGCGTAAGTGTATTAACATGGTGCAAATGAATTCAGTTGAAGGCAAACTTGTATCACCACAAGAAGGCGACACAGGCGAAAGCGACTGGAAACTGGAGATGGTTGAACTGTTTAAAGCAGGTAAGATACACGATGCACGTAAACTACTTTGTGGTACTGTACGTGCAGAAGAAATGGAAGAAATCTATCGCTGGCTGTATGACAACATTGAGTTGTTCGGAACAGACGAACAACAAGACCAAGCAGTGCTAATTATTAAGCAAGGGTTAGTAGATCATACATTGGTTGTAGATCCAGAAATTAATTTAGCAGCAACTTTAATTAGACTAGGAGCATTATGACTTACGTTGTAAATGATCAATGCATTAAATGTAAACACATGGATTGCGTTGAAGTTTGTCCAGTAGATTGTTTTTATGAAGGTGAAAACATGTTGGTAATTAATCCACTTGAATGTATCGACTGTGGTGTATGCGAACCAGAATGTCCAGCAGATGCTATTCGTCCAGATACAGATCCAGATTCTGAACCATGGATTGCGTTCAACCAAAAATATGCAGACATGTGGCCTGTTATTACACAAATGCGTCCTGAAGATGTACCCGATGATGCAGAAGCATGGCATGGTGTAGAAGGCAAGATGGAATACTTTAGCGAGGAGCCCGGACGTGGCGACTAGCTTAATAAACGATATTGTGCGTCTTAACGTTCTAAAAGAAGAAGTTGCTTATTATGTAACTTTGTTAGAACCCGAAGACACAGGACATATACGTACAGCTATTAGTTTTTTGTGCGACAGAATAGAACATTTAGAAGGAAAGAGAGGATGGCCTTTTGATAAGAGCGATACTAGCATGTGATGATAATTGGGGTATTGGTAAAAACGGTACCCTTCCATGGCC